AAATGACATTTACGCTGCACGATACGCAAGCGGAACAGGTGACGGAAGCGATACGCATTGCAAAAGCGGCTGGCGCTTTCGTGGATAGCCCAAACGAAAACAGCAACGGCAACGCATTAGCACGAATTTGCGAGACATACATAACCGACTATGGGCAAAGCTAAAGATATTCTATTGCGACCGATACCGGCAAAAGACGCCAACGAATTGGTAAAGCGTGTTCACTATTCGGGCAAGGTTGTTCAAAATAGCCAAATTCATATAGGCGTTTTCTATAACGGCAAACTTGAGGGCGCTATGCAGTTTGGCCCATCATTGGATAAGCGCAAAATACAAGGGCTTGTCGAGGGTACGCAATGGCACGAATTTATCGAACTAAACCGCATGGCTTTTTCCGATGCGTTACCACGCAATAGCGAAAGTAGAGCGATTGCAATTGCGATGAAGCTACTAAAGAAGCATGCGTCACAAGTCAAGTGGGTAATTTCGTTTGCCGACGCTACACAATGCGGGGACGGGACAATTTACAGGGCAAGCGGCTTTGTATTGACAGGGATAAAAGAAAATGGGCAAAATTACCGTTTACCTTTTGCTGACCAACTGGACGCCGCGCCGTTATTGGGTGCCGGACTAAAAGAAAAGCATGTCGAAATTTTGCGGCAATGGTTGAAAGAAATAACACCGCATGCACATAAGATGAGCCTTGAAGGCGCACCGCATGCACATAAGATGAGCCTTCAAGGCGGCGTGCGCCCGTCTCAAACATTGAGCGAAGTAAAAAAAATAATGCGTATCGTGACGGGTGGCGGCACATCCGCAGACCAGCTGTTTAAGCTGATGGGTGGCTACCCAGCAATAGGCTACCAACTACGCTACATTTATTTTATCGACTCAACCTATCGCGAACGGCTAACCGTGCCGGAACTACCGTATAGCGAAATAGACCGACTTGGTGCAGGTATGTACAAAGGCGAAAAACGTTAACCGTGCGGACGTGGTGTAATTGGTAACACGTTGTCCGACCAGGGCAAAGATGGCAGTTCGATTCTGACCCGTCCGCTTATACAAAGTCACACCTAAAAAAGACTATGGCAGACATCAACGCAGCAGACCTTATCAGCAAAATACAAGACGCCAAAGGCAACGTTTCAGCAGTCGCCCGTGCGTTTGGTGTGAGTCGAAAGACGATATACAACTACATCGAACGATACAAGACGGCACAAGACGCACTCGAAGACGCACGCGAAACGATGCTAGACAATGCCGAAAGCATCCTGTACAAAAAGGTACTCGAAGGCAGCACGCCGGAACTATTGTTCTTTCTCAAGACACAAGGCAAGCGGCGCGGCTACGTGGAGCGCAGCGAAGTTACCGGCGCAGATGGTGCGCCGCTTGTTATCGAATACGTGAACGATTGGCGCAATGCCGAACAAGATTAGACTACCGTATCCGCATCCTGGGCAGCAGGCAGTCAGGCGACAGGCAAAGCGATTCAATATTTTATCGGCAGGCCGTAGGTGGAGAAAGACAACGCTTGCTATGGCGATATGTGTGGAGGCGGCTGTAAAAGGTGGAACGTACATATGGGGCGCTCCGACGTTTGACCAAGTGCGTATTTCATTCAAAGAGGCGCAACGTGCAGCCGGTAATGTGGCAGACTTCAACCTTAGCCGAATGACGGTGCAGTTTCCAAGTGCAGGTGAAATTGTCTTTCGTTCGCTTGACAATCCAGACAACGCCCGCGGTTATACGGCTGATGGCGTAGTGATTGACGAAAGCGGCGTTGTCAAGTCTGAGGCGTGGTATGAGGTATTGCGTCCGATGCTAATTGACACAAACGGTTGGGCTTGGCTGATAGGTACACCGAAGGGGCGCAACTGGTTTTGGACTGAGTTTCAGAAGGCGCACGACCACGATGATTACGCGGCTTGGCAAGTGCCAACGTTGGGCGTGGCAATGCAGGATGGGCAGTTAGTACGCAGACCGCACCCATTGGAGAATCCAGAAGTACCGTTTACCGAGATTGAACAGTTGCAACGGACGCTATCCGAACGTGTGTTTGAACAGGAAATATTAGCGCAATTTGTGGAACTGAGCGGCGGCGTTTTCCGACGTGTTACCGACGCAGCCACGGCAACGCTACAGGACAAAGCGCAAGACGGACACGAATATATCTGCGGAGTTGACTGGGGGAAGTTGGCGGATTTTTCTGTCTTCACCGTCATTGACACGACAACGAATGAAGTCGTCTACGTGGATAGGTTCAACCAAATTGACTACGCCGTACAGTTGCAACGTCTACGCGCCGTCAATGACAGGTTTCAGCCGTATAGCATCATTGTCGAGCGCAACAGCATCGGCGAACCGTTGATAGAACAACTGTACCGTTTGGGTTTGCCTGTTCAGCCGTTTCAGACAACGAACGCCACAAAGACACAGGCGATTGACTCATTAGCACTATCGTTTGAACGTGGCGAGATACGCATACCCAACGACGCCGTATTGATTGCTGAGTTGCAAGCGTATGAGATGGAAAGACTACCGTCGGGGCTAATGCGATATAGCGCACCGGCAGGGATGCACGATGATACGGTAATGTCCCTAGCGTTGGCGTGGCAGGGACGCGGCGAATCAGGCAATCTATTACTATTTGGCGGGTAAAAAATGACGATAAAACACGTAGCATTCGACGGCAAAAGTAACTTTTTCCTGGACCAATATCCTGAGTCGGCTTGGGTGCAACTGTCACCGACAACAAGCGACATGGCCGACAGTCGCTCTGCTACGCAAGCGACTACGAACTATTACCAGTCGGTAGCGTTCCTGTTTCGCTGTGTGCAGATTCGACAAGCGGCATTGCTCAACGTGCCGTGGGCAGTGGTGCGCAATGATAAAGACATCTGGACGAGCGAAGATTCAAAGCCGCCGGCGGATTTCGCATTTATGGCAAACTTTCGCCGTCTGCTACGCAACACGGAAGCGGCGCTGTGTTTGGCACCGGAAGCGTTTTGGTTCAGGGAGCGGAACAGGGCGCGCACGTTGTCGCTCAAATGGCACGCACCGTCGAGCGTGATGCCACAGTATAGCGAATCGGAAGGCTTGACCGGCTTCAAGCGCATCCTAGGCGGTGGCAAAGAACGAACGTTTGAAAAAGACGATTACATCTATTTTGCCTTGCCCAACCCGATGCACGAAACAATCCCAGGCAGGCCACCGGCACAAGCGGCGATGGCGGCGGCGGGTGTGCTCTACAATGTGGACGCATTCGCAAGCGCATTTTTTAGCCGTGGCGCAATCAAGGCAACGTTGTTGACGGTCGAAGGCAATCCGCAAAACAGCGAGATGCTAAAGCTTGAGTCGTGGTGGAAGCGTTTTTTCTCCGGCGTCAAAAGCGCGTGGGAGACGGCAGCGGTTCGAGCAGGCGTCAAGCCGGTAATCATCGGCGAAGGTATGGAGTCGCTCAATCAATCGACATTGACACGAGAGCGCAAGGAAGACATCGCCACGGCGCTAGGCATTCCGCACAGCATCGTTATGTCAGACGCCGCAAATCGTAGCGTAGCTGAGACGGATGATTTGCATTTTTACGATAAGACCATCATCCCCGAAATGGAGTTTTTGGCCGAAACGTTGAATGATCAACTGTTCGCGCCACTTGGCTATGAGTTCGTATTGCGTCCGCAGTCGATGACTGTGTTTCAAGAAAATGAAGAACAGCGCAGTATGTCGCTCTTGCATTACACGCAGGCCGGATTCCCTGCCCACATTGCGGCGGAGATTCTCGGCATTGATTTGCCGTCGGGTATGGATTACGCGGAACTGGCCGAGTTGATTAGTGGACAACAGGCGCAACGTGATGCTGTGGCCATGTCTGCGATGCAAGCACGCCAAGCGCAAACGCCACGAACGGTAGAAGCGCCTGAGACCGTACAAGAGACGCAACAGGACACGCCACAGCCGGAAACGCAGTCGAATACCAGAACGGTACGACTTGACGAAATACGGCGTTTTAAGGCGTGGGCAAAGAAACGCAACAACCCGGACCCGTCAAAGTTTCGTAGCGACATCCTGAGCGAAGATGAGAAGCGCGCAATCTTAGCCGACGAGGTGAGCGCAGACGCCGGTTTTTTTACGGTAGCGCTGCCGAGCGTGTGGAATGGTCAGAATATCCCTAGCCCATCCGATAGCATCGAAGCGTTTAAGGCGCTTGTGCTACAGATGGACGAAGACGACGACGAAGCCGAACGGCGCGCACGGGAAGCTATCGAACGGGCAGCGGCGGAAGAACTCGCAGCAGCGCTTGAAAGACAACGTAGAGCACTTCTACCTAGCAACGTGACGCCAACGAGCGCTACGGACGTTGTGGGCCGTGTGGAGGCAACCAGCGGCACGGTGCGAGACGCATTGCGGCGCATGTTGGTACAGTCGGCGGATTTGGGCGTGAGCGTGGCAATTGCGCAATTTGAAACTATCGGTTTTGGTTTTGACTGGACGTTGGTAAACACCGATGCGCGAGACTGGGCAAACCGTTACACCGGCGAACTGATTACGATGATTAACGACACCACGCGCCGACAGGTACAGCAGGCGGTGGTACAGTGGATTGAAAACGGCGATCCATTGTCTGCCCTGATTCGTGAACTTGCGCCTACGTTTGGGCGTGACCGTGCGGGGCTGATTGCATCAACGGAAGTGACACGGGCATACGCTGAAGCGAATTTGTTAGCATATCGGCAAAGCGGTGTAGTGTCACAAGTGCAGTGGATGACATCGAACGATGAACGAGTATGCCCGATATGCGCGCCGCTGGGCGGTTTGACGTTTGGAGATAGCAGATCGGAACCGGCGAGCATTG